GACCCGTCATCGAGTAGGTACGATTCGGACGCCGCAATTGGGGTGTACCAGCTACCGTTTTCGCTGAAAGGTTCCACGTCGGTGCCGGCGCCCGGCCCGGTGCCGTCTTGAAATCCCACGTACCGGGCGGCGGTCGGAATTTGTAGCAGTCTTGAGACGTTGACAATTTTCCCCCATATGTCGAGGCCGAACCCTTCGGCGGTGTCCACGTTCCACACGAAAGAATAGAAGTTCGCGAAGTTCTGCGACTGATCCACGTAAGCGTTCATGTTCGCGCACAGTTGCAGAATCGTCGGGCTGTTCGCGAACTGGCTGATGACGGTGGCCTCAAAGTCAAACTGAGGCAACGGCGCCGGCGGCCCCGAGGACACGACATACGAGACGAACGAACCGTACGCGACGGACGTACCGCCGGCGGGGTTCTGCGAGATAATTTCGCCCGCCGGGTATAAGAGCGACGGCGCAGTGCTAGACGCGTTGACGACTAAGCCCACGTTAGCGACGGCCGCGTTAGCGACTGTGGCCGTGTCCCCCAAGATGTTGGGTACCAATACCCCGCCGCGACCCGCCGATAACGTGAGGTTGACCCCGGAGCCGCCCGCCGCATACGTGCCCGCGGCGGGGTATTGCGCGTCGACGTTCCCGGGAATTATCAACACGTCGGGTTGTTGGCTGATCGTTCCAACCGTGAACCCGGCGGCCGTCAGGATCGACGTAGCGACGGGTACGGACAGGTTGAACACGTTGGGGACAACCAACCCTTGCGAGTAGGTGTAACTTATCGCAGCGCCACCGCTGACCGGAGTCCCCGCGGCCGGCGACTGGCTGACCACAGTCCCCGGCACGTTGGGAGATGTGACTTGGGTGGCAGTGCCAACCGTTAACCCGGACCCCGTAATCAGTGAATTCGCCGCCGGCACCGACAGCCCCACGATGTTCGGGGCGTTCGTGGGTACAGTAAACGGTGCTGTGGGCGGGGTGAAATTTGTTCCGAGGGGGTACACCACGGAATTTGAAACGCGCAGTTCATCAATCGACCCGATGAACGTGTTGCCCTGGGACGGGGAGTTCTCGTCATACCCGATGTAAAATAAGTCACTTGCGGTGGGGGAAGTAGAGAGCCCGTACGCCAGAATGGTGCCCCACACTCCATCCACCGCAACACCGGCCTGTGTGGAAGATGCAGAGAAAACTACGTGGTGCCAATTTCCATCTAAAAGGGTTGCCGTAATTTGCGGAGTTGCCGACGTTCCCCCGGTGGCAGCGTAGTTAAATTGCCCCACTATGGTTGCTGAAGTCCCAGTGGAAGAACCCATATACCCGCGGATAAGCCCAACGCCCGATGTAGGGCTGTCGTCGCTGAAGACCACCGCATTTGCAGTGGGCTGGGTCGTCCCGTTCACCCAACATTCTACGGTGAACGCGGTTTGACTAAGGTCGAGCGGGCCGCCGGGCGTGAGGGGCGTGGACCATCCATTCGCGGCGTATTGTTGCGCGCTCCACGTCGCATTCGCTGTTCCGAATTTCGGGGCCGTCGTGCTGAGCGCTGACAACGTACCCGCGTGCGTCATCGTAAATGCGTTAGGAGACGAGTCCGTGATCGCGGTGGCGCCATTGGTGCCGTCGAAGTGCAACAGTAATTGAGTGCCGATTGCCATTAGATGTACGTCACGCTGATGTTACCCGCCACCACCGTGGGCGCTTGATCTATCCCCATTTGCACGCTGTTCAACGTGGCCGTGCTGGTTCCGATCAATATGGACAAGATCGACACTTCGGGTCCGATCGCGGACACGGGTGCGTAGAATTTCGACGCTAGAACCAGCGACCCGATGCGCGCGCGTTGCGACCCGTCTGCGCCAGTGAACGAGGCGATGATAGCGTTTTGCACCAGTGTCGTGATGTTCACGGGTAAGAGCGAGGAAGCCGCGATCTGCACCGCGAACAGGATGGGCGTGGACGTGGGCGTTTCGTAAAGCACGCTATACGTGGGTATCGGGATGGAATAAGGGGACGGGTCAGCGACCGTCACCGACGTGTTCCCGTTGTAGGCGCAACCCACGTTCGTGTTTTCCCAGATGGCAAGCGCCACCGCCGCCGAGTTGCCGCCCACGACGGCCACATAGACGGAATGCGCCGCCACGCTGTAATTCGTGCTGCCGGTATTCACCGCGGCGGCCGTGTTGTTCTGAGTAACGTACACGTCTATCACGCCCGGCACGTTGAACACCGCGGCATAGATGGCCGGCAGACTCCCCGTCGCGTTGCGCGCCACGCTGTTGATCCGGCGAAACTCGAACGCCGCTCGAGACTCCACCGCCGACCCCGCGACACCCGGCGCCGCGTTCGTGACAGACTCCCACCCGGGGATTGCTTGATAGATGGAATTCAACGCGCCCGTGGGGCACGCTATAGGCCCGTCTACCACGTTGGCGAACGACAGCGTGACCGTGCCGCCGACCCCGATCGTACCCGCTTGCGTGGCCACGTAGATGTTGCCGGACGTGTCTTGCGCCTGCGCGCCCACGGGTATGACCGTTCCGAACAAGCCGGTGCACGTACACACCACGGCCGTGGGGGTGCCCGGTTGGCGGGTCAGGAAATAGATTCGAGCGATTGCGTCCTGCATAAACCCGCTGGCCGTGTCGGGGTCCACTTGGTTCACAAATTCCGCAAAAGTTGCGTCAGCGTTGGCGATGCACGCAGCCTGCGTCGTGGCCAGCTGCCCCTGCGGCGTGTTCAACGCCGGGTTGAGGTTGCCTCCGAACGCGGCGTTTATATCTTGCTGCACCCCGGCGAGGATCGCGGATTCGGACGGAACAACGAGCCCCGTTGCTGTGAACGTGACGGCGGGTACGCTGGTGGTCGTGTCGGTCATGTCATAGGCTCACTGTGCCGGTGGTTCCGCTCGAATCGGTGAAATTGACCTGCCCCGTAATTTGCCGCCCGGCGAACCCGGTGATGACGCACGTGGCCGAAACGACTCCCGGGACTGTCAACGCCGCGGAAATCATCTGCTGTTGAAAGTATGCCACGGACGGGGTTTGCCCGAGTATTTTCCCGAAATACGGAACCCCGAGGGTTGTATCGTAGTAGACCTCGCCCGCGAACGTTTTGATAGCGCTGGCCACGTCCTGCGCAAGCGCGTAGGGAACGGTTGCCATGGCGATGTTGCCGGTTCCGTCCACGATGAGGTCCCATTGCACCGTATCGACCAAAAGCGTGTTCACAATACGCCCCCCGTGATTCCGCCACCCGTGGCCACGCCCGTGTGTTCGTGCGAGAGGAACGACTTACCGGCGATCGTGACGGACGCCCCGGCGGCCCCGATAGTCACGCTGCCTGCCGTGGGCGCAAACGACAGCGCCGGGGTATTGATGGTCAGCGACGTGGTGCCGTCCAGTTCGATAACCGGCGCCTGAATTTTCACTTTGACGGACGACACCAGCGTGACACCTGTCGTGTCGTCAAACTGCAGGTACTGCGTCGGTGCGATGTTCAGAAACCCCCCGATGTAGAGCCCGTCCGCGTAGTCGAACGTCCGAAACGATCCCGGGTTCGCTGCCGCCCTTGTGGCCTTCACCGCGGATATGTCCCGAGACGCGAACCCGCACAGCCCAATGTCGCCCACGTGCGGGTCGCACACGATCGCGCTGGCGCCGCCTTGGAGGCGGAAAAACGGAATCCCGTACACCGTTGCGTGCGGGACGGCTTGCCGGTTGCCAGTCATTTGGTTGACAAGGGGTTGCACGTCCACGGTTCCCACGGGAACAACGCCGGCGCCGTGCACGGCCATGACCTTGACCAGCGTCACGGTCTGCATGCGCAGCATAGCCTGCTGAATCATGAACGCCATGGCGTTGTATTCGTTCGCCGGTGTGGCCGGCCCCTGTTGCCCGTAGCTCATTGGATCGGGGGTAGCCGGCCGGGTGGGTAGAGCAACATATCAGTGAACCATGCGCCGTTCGGTTTCAGTGCCTCAAGGGTATGCGACAGCCAGCCTATCATCCATGACCCATCCGCGCGGCTGTTCAACGTTTTGGGGACCTTCTGGTCTATGACCACATCGCTACCGGATATCGTAATCGGGGCTCCGTACCGAAACGCCGGATTAAACAGCGCGCGTACGTGAATGTACCCTCGAGAGTCCGGCAACGGGTACCCCACCAATCCGGATTGCGGGGTCAAAGCGAACGACGGCAACGCGCGCGGTTGCCCTTTGGGGCATATCTCGATTTGATTGTTGTCCGTGTAACAATCAATCCCGGCGTTCAATGCGATGTTGCGCAGCTGTTCGGCCACGGTACCGGCGCAGTAGGGGTTGGACAGCTGCGCCGTCACGCCGGTATTGACGAACGAGTACCCCACCTTGCCGGCGATGTTGTTGCACATCGTGGCCACGTCGGTGGGTCCCGTGTAACTGACGGCCGGGGCCGCGGCGAGGGATTCCAAAAACAGCACACGCGCGGACACCCGCAGCGGGACTTCCGGAGCGGCGCTGTAGTCTATGAACGCCGAGCAAATTTGGCCCGCGTAAATTTGCGCCCACCCGTTGCCGCTGTTCGCCTCGAGCGTCACCGTATTGCGCACGACCTCCAGTGGGTTGAATGCCAGCGCCGACAGCGCTTGCATGTCCGCCTGTTTCATCCCGTATACACTCAAGTCCATTTCCGGGAATGACGGAAACCCGTACCCGCGCACATTGGCCGACACCCGTAGCCCGGTCAGCACTAGGGTGTTCGACGCGGTACCCTGGAAAACCGCGTTCGTGGACAGGTTGAACGTCACGCGGAGTTGTTTGACCGTGAAACTAGATGCTGGCATACGTCACCAGGTCGGCCGCCTCGAGGTACACCAGCACGTACCGCGTGCCGAGTCCGGTGTATACAGGGTCAGTGCCGCCGAGGGTGTCCACACACACGAAGTCCCCGACGAATCCGAGATACTGCGCGTCCTGCAGTAACCGCGCGCCGTCCTCCATGACAACCGCCGTTTTGATGGGAACGCCCGCGGACTCGAGGTCGAAATACAGCCCCGTCGTCAGGGTGTAAACCGCGATGTTGCAC